ATGTGTTTCATTTGAATGCTTTACAAGCTTCAAATGCACCACGTTCTATCTTACGTCGTATTCGCTTTGTCGAAGTGCGTGTTAAATCCAGATACACGCATGCCAGCAATGTTGAATATGACTATCATAAACAGACATATACCAACGGTATTCCAGATCCAATCCATGACGTACGGTTTTACGATGTCGTGGAAGACGGACGAGGTTTGAATAAGGTAAACACAACTGACTGGATGTGTATTACCGAATTCATGAAAATATTTGTTAGAGATGTTTTCGAGCATAGAGCTGCGCAGGACAATTACTTGAGTCGAATGACTAGAGTTCGTGAAGCTAAAGTCTGTCCTGTGTGTAAATGTGTTGAAAATACTCCTTGGTGTAAATGTACTATTATTGTGGATGACGATGGAAATAAAGTTAAGAAGTCCATTAGTCCAGGTGTAAGTTTAACTAGTGATGGATCGATTGTACCATTGCTTGAAGCAGATCGGCGAGATGAAATTCGCCCAGAGATGTGGGAAGCATTGGATGATCTCACGTCTCGATACTTGTTAGACTTCAGATTGAAGTGGACTCGTTGGATTGAGGAGTTTAATTTGCCTCATGTGAATAGGTGGTTAGAACTTCTTGTATTGAAGGCTTCATTGGCTTTAATTCTTAGTGGATTGAAAGGATGGCGTCAATTTAGACCCTCGTGGTTTAGGAAATTTCAGACATTATTCCTGATCAGTTCATCCTTATATGTGTGGTGGTTTGTACAAAATAGATTTTATTTTTCCGTATTAGTGGTATCAATTTTTAGTACGTGGTTGTATTTGTTTTTATTAGGATTAGCATCTTTTACTCGTGTTGCTGTAACTCGGCAGATTATGCGTGGAGTGGCACCAAATTTAACAAAAGATTGGCTCGTTGTAGGAGCTACTTCTGTTGCAGTTGGATATAAATCTTTACGCCTGATAAGTCGAATGTACAACACTACTACTGCTCCCAAACTTATACAAGAAGGTAACTTAGTTCCTAAAACAATGGAAGAAGTAGAGGAACGTATTAGGGAACCCGATGATTGGCGAGCTAATTTAGTATTAAGTAAATTGCCTGGTCCGAGAAGATTATTTACAGCTACTCATGAACAAGTATGTACATCTGTGGAAAGCAATATATTGAGGTTTAAAATGTATGACAAAGGAATCGAGGCATTACGTGGGAACGTATTTTTCTTGAACCAGAACACCATCATTTTACCGTTGCATTCTTACAGAGCTGTAGAGGAACGTAATTTAGGAAACAATATAACTATAGTTAGGAACGAAGGAACCAATTTATCTCAAGTAAATACGTATATG